GGGCTAGCTACACCCAGGGCGGAACCATTGCTGCAATGCAGGAAGATGGCAACTTCGTGATCTACGACGGCAACATGAAGCCCCTCTGGTACACCGGCACTACCGCCTTCCCAGGCGCTCATGCACGCATCCAGGTGGATGGCAGCTTTTCCATCGTAGTCCACAAGGTGGTCTGGGCTAGGTTTGGCTACACGCCTGTCGTAAAGGCTCGTCCTGTATTTTACCCGGACAACAGCGCTGCCGGTCCTAAGACCTACGATCATGTTATCTACACGTTCTAGTAAGTAGCTGAACGCGGCCAGTTTGACTTGGCAAGGAAAACTGGCCGTTTATAGCTGAAAACTCTCTTTCGTCACACTAAACAAACTTCTAGCCCCGGCACATATGGTGGGGCTTTTTCATGCCCAGTACGGAGTCGAGCGCATGGAGTTACTTCACCGCCTGCTCGACAAACTCGACTGGCTTGTCGCAGGGCTGATTGGCGCGATCGTCGCCAGTTGGTGGCACAAGGATGACCTCAAGGACCTATGGTCTTGGGCGATCTTCCTCGTCACTGGGATTGCCTGCGCTTTCTACCTGACCGGCATCGTGTGCGACCGCTTCAGTGTGGTCGAGCCAAGTGATGTGGCTGGCGTCGGGTTCCTGCTAGGCGCTTTCGGTGGGTCTCTGATGACTGCCATTAATCGCGCCATCAAAGCCGCTGACCTCTGGGCACTCATACGCCAGCGGTTCGGGGGAGGCAATCCACCATGAACCTTGAACTGATCAACTCCATCGCCTGCGGCCTGATTGCGCTGTGGGCTACCTGGTGCGTGCTGAGCGGAAAGGTCCGTGATGGCATCGTCGGCAAGATCATCTATTCGGCCATCGCCATCAGCGGTTTCGTTGTGATGACGCGCAACCAGACACTTTTCTTCGGCCCGACCAATGCCGGGCTGACGCTTCACGCTTCCCTGTGCCTGGCTGGAGTACGCCACATGTTCATGGTCACGTATTGGCCTGCGGTGAAGAAATGGATCTGCTCGAAGCTGAACTGCGAGCATTGCCTACGTGATCCGCGCTTTGGTGCGCAGTCTGGTCAGGTAGATCGTCGCCGCCGGCCGCGCTAATCCGCGCCACAGATTAAGATGCGCCCCTTTTGTGGCGCGAGATATTTCGGAGCAAGCCATGCCCAGAAAGCCTAAAGAGCACTTGCAGCAGCCAGTCCAGGAAGCGCCGCCTGCTGTGGATGTTAATGCCGAGGTCGGCCATCTCGACCGCTATTAACGCCGCAGTAGCTGGCGGCCTGCCGAAAGGCTACATCGTGGCCGTGCTCCATGCTCACGCATTGAAGCAAACGCAATCGCTGCTGGGCTGACCCACGACGACTATCGCCTACAAAGACGGCGTCATCGCCAACGACTCACGCATCACTCGCGGAACGATCATCGACTACGACGACTACGAGAAGATGGGCGACTTTCCTCGATTGATCAGTGCTTACTTCGGATCGGTCGAAAAGAATGTCGACGCGAACGCGCTTGCGTTTGATGGCGCGACGATCTGGCAGGTCGGGCACAACGACACCGACGGGCTATGGAAGGCTGCTATCCGACAAGACCGAAGTTATGCGATTGGAAGTGGCACCGCGCACGCTCTGACTGCGATGGACATGGGCGCCACTGCTGCTGAGGCAGTGGAGATGGCCAAGAAACGGGATACGAGCACGGGCGGGCTAGTTAGGACGCTGGCCACCGATGAGGTAAGTCAGGGTGCTCAGGCGGCAGTCGTCGGCATCTCCGGTTGAACTGTCAGCGCTGAATATTCCTGGCATTCTCCCGCTCCCTGCACGCAGCTTGATTAGCGTCAAAATGTTGAAAAAATATTGTGACCCTCTCCCTTGGCGTATTTGCGCAGATCCGACAGATGATCAAGGTAACGTTGGTAACAGCTGTAAACATGGTCCAAGCCGTCCATTTGATCTTGTGTGATTGTTGGACGTAAAGGGGGTCCAGCCCTCTTCAAGTAGTATTCATCACCATATTCGTTTTGTGTCCACCGAGTGCGATTAGTCACCTCCTCGTAGATGCTTTTAAGGCAGCTAATGGCCTGATTCTGGATAGCTACCGTATGCCCGTGCAGAGAGTGCATTGGGTGATTCGGATGCCAATTGGGACCGGAGCACTGTTTCACGAGTGTCCACATTTTGTTGATGTCGTCTCGGCGTACGACAGTATTCTCTCTGCGATGAGCATAAAGAACTAGGGAAATTCCCCTGGCGGCGACCAAGAATTCCTCAAGCCTCCCGCACACCTCGGCGGTACCGGCATAGGTGCTTATGGGGGCAAGGTAAACGGCATTGCTTGCCCTCAATTCAGCTTCGTGCTGCCACCGCGGTAGCGTTCCAAGCGGGAAGCTTCTTGGGTCGCGGTCTACGAGTGTTGCGTCAGAGGCACACAACCATGCCCCATTTTCATAGGCCCTAATTTGCTCCGGGGTTAGCATTTCCTCGGATCGTGGCCCTCCAGAGGATGCAGGTGCGTCGTGGGCTGCATGGCCCAAACTAATGACCCTCTTAAGATCTCTTCGGGGCCCATTGGTAACGCGGTCGCAGCCTGGATACACGCACTTATAGTTGACTCGCTGTGCAAGCAGAAGCTTCGTAGGTTTTGAAAAATCTATCCGAGGCATAATGAGCTGCGTCTCCATCATCAGTTTTTCCGTTTTTGGGGCGATAACGGAAAAATCAAGTACGTAGGAATTTCAATGACAGCCAAGCAACCCGACTGGGAGGCGATCGAACGCGCCTACCGGGCGGGTGCGCTTTCCATCAGAACCATTGCCGAGCGCAATGGGATCAGTGATACCGCGATTCGCAAGAAAGCCAAAGCATCGGGCTGGGGGCGCGACCTTTCCGAGCAGGTACGGAAAGAGGTTCGCAACAAGCTGGTTCGCGGCGAGGTTCGCGAACAGCAATGTGCGAACCCTGAGCATGATGCCGAGATCGTCGAAGAGGCCGCAGAAGAGGGTGCGCGGGTTGTTCGCAGTCATCGCCGCGACATTCGCAAGGCCACGAACCTTGCGAACCTGCTGATGGATGACCTGCTGACCACGATCAGCAAGCGCGAAGAGATCGAAGACGAAATTGAACGCGAAACAGCTGAAGACACGAACGGTATGCGGCGGGCGACGATGCTCTCCGCTGTTGCGCTGCCGAGCAACGCCAAAACCCTGTTTCAACTCTCGTCGGCCATGAAGAATCTCCAGGTGCTCGAGCGGCAAGCGTTCAGCCTGGACGAGAAAGAGAAGACCGACGACTCGGAAGATCTCTCCAAGCTGATGGATGAATTATCGAAGGAAGCCTGACGCATGAAGCCCGAGCACCTGAAATTGCTCCGGGACCGGTTCTGGCGACTGAACAACCTCTACTTCATCACCGACAAGAACGGGAAGAAAGTCCGCTTCCGCATGACGCAGGAGCAGATCGACTACTTCCAAGGGATGCACACCCGCAACATCATCCTGAAGGCGCGGCAGCTCGGCTTCACGACGCTCGTTTGCATTGTCCAGCTGGATGCTGCGCTGTTTGAAGCAGCGAAGTGCGCCCTGATCGCTCACACCTTGAACGACGCCAAGCGCCTGTTCCGGGAAAAGGTCAAATACGCTTACGACAACCTGCCCAGCGAGATCAAAGCGGCCAACCCTGCTCGCAACGATGCAGCGGGCGAACTGGTATTCAGTAAGGGCGGATCGCTCTACGTCTCCACGTCGTTCAGGGGAGGCACGCTGCGTTACCTGCACGTGTCCGAGTTTGGGAAGATCTGCGCCAAGTTCCCGCACAAGGCCCGTGAGATCGTAACTGGCGCATTCGAGGCTGTTGCCGCTGAGTGCTTCGTCACGATTGAGTCGACGGCAGAGGGGCGTGCCGGTTACTTCTTTGATTACTCGCAGAGCGCTGAAAAGCAACAGCTTTCGGGTGTTCCGCTCGGCCTGCTGGACTGGAAGTTCTTCTTCTTCAGTTGGTGGCGTAACCTGCTGTATTGGCTTGACCCGGAAGTGGTTGTCATCCCGCAGCGGCTCACTGACTACTTCAACGAGCTTTTCGCCAAACACGGAATTTTTACCAATCCCGGACAGCGCGCCTGGTACGCCGCCAAGGAGAAGACCCTCGGCGATGACATGAAGCGGGAATACCCGTCGATCCCGGCTGAGGCATTCCAGCAGTCAATCGAAGGAGCCTACTACTCCAAGCAGTTCACAAAGCTTTATGCCGCTCAGCGGATTGGCGTGCTGCCCGACAACAGCCATCTGTCAGTGCACACGTTCTGGGATATCGGGGTGGGCGACTCTACGGCCATCTGGTTCGTGCGGTTCGTTGGTGAAGAATTCCACGTCATCGACTTCTACCAGAACAGCGGCGAGGGCCTGCGGCACTACATGAAAGTGCTCAAGGACCGGGGCTATAGCTACGGCGAGCACTGGGGTCCGCACGATATCGACAATCGCGAGTTCGGTAGCGACGGCAAGACCCGCCGAGAAATCGCCCGCGAGGGCTACGAGATTGACGGTGAGAAGTACAGCCTCACATTCAAAGTCGTACCGAAGCTCGGTATCGATGACGGCATCGACCAGGTGCGTGAAATTCTTCCTGCATGCGCCTTCGACGAATCGAAGTGCGAGGAGGGAATTGCGTGCTTGGAAAACTACCGCAAGGAATGGGACGACAAGCGCGGTTGCTGGAAGGACAAGCCGCTGCATGACTGGTCTTCACACGCATCTGATGGGTTCCGCTATTTCGCTGTTTCAATGAGTAGACGCAAGCGCACGGGCGGCGTCCGCCGTATAGGAGGCCTTGCCTGATGCCTGTTCAATCCACAAACCCCGAGTACGACGCCCACATTGCTGAATGGGAGTTGATGGACGACGCACTTGAGGGTGAATGCGCGATCGGACGCAACATCAAGTACCTGCCAAGGCCATCTGGGATGGTCGAGGCAGAGAAGCTGGATGCCACCGGGAACGCTTACCTCTATCAGAACTACCGCGCTCGTGCCCAATATGAGCACTGGGTGCGCGACTCGCTCCGGTCGATGATGGGTCTGGTCTCGCGCCTGATCCCGGAAATCAAACTGCCTACGGGCCTCAAAAGCCTGGAAGAGAACGCTACTGCCGACGGCTTCGGCCTGAAGCAGCTGTTCATGCGCATGGTGCGTCAGACGATCTCCCATGGTCGTGTGCCACTTGTTGTGAACGTCGATGACAGCGGTGTGCCGTACTTCTCGACTTACGCAGCGAGGAACGGCCGCAACTGGAAGGTCGACAATCAGCGCGGCCGACAGGATCTGGTGCTGGCTGTGTTCTTGGAGTTCCGGGACAAGCCAGACGCTGACGAATATGACCACGATATGCAGCAAGTCTACCGCGTGTTCCGAATGCGCGAAGGCATCTGCGAAACAGGCGTGATCAGCGAATCAGGCGACCCAGTTGAAGACTTCAAGGCGTTGGGCACAACAGACACTGCGGGCCGATTGGTCAAGAGCCTGCCGTATTTGCCGGTGATCTACTGCGGATCAACGGACAACTCGGCGGATGTTGATGAAGTGCCGCTGCTGACCATGGCTCGCGCCGCTGTGAAGTCCTATCAGATCAGCGCCGACTACTTCACCGCGCTGCACCAGACCAGTCACCCGCAGCCGTGGGTGTCAGGGTTGGACGAAAGCACGGAGTTGAGCGTCACCGGCCCATCTGCCGCATGGGATCTCGGCCCTAACGGGCAGTGCGGTTATCTGGAGTTCCAAGGCGCCGGCATTGAAGCCAACCGCCAGGCCATGGCCGACCAGAAGGGCGCAGCGCTGGAAGCAGGCGCCAAGGTGATGGACGTGTCAGGCGATGCTGAATCAGGGGAAGCCCGGAAGACTCGCCAGAACGATCAGCACGCCACGTTGCACAGCATCGTCATGTCGGTTGCCGAAGCAATCGAGCAGGGTCTGCGTTATGCCGCCGAGTGGACCGGTTACAAACCGGATGATGTGACGTTCACGGTCAAGCCTGAATTCATCACGCCGGTCGTTGACCCTCAGATGCTGGCTGAACTGCAAAAGGCAGTCATGGCAGGCACCGTAAGCGCCGACACGTACTGGCTGTACCTCACCACCGGCAAGCTGCCAGAGCGCGACTACGAAGACGAGTCGGAACTGATCAGCGACGAGCGCGAATCTGCTGGCATCAACCTGGATAACGAAAATGGCGACGGTACCGGCGGAACAGGACGCGCAACTGCTGGAGCAGACGACCCGGCACTCGGTGATGATCGAGCGGCTTAAGGCCGGCGAGGTCAAGAAATTCGAGAAGTACCTACGCCAGATCGACACGCTGGTTCGCGACCAGCTGACCCGCAAGGAACTTACGACCTACAACCGCCAGCGCCTGGAAGAGTTCCTCACGCGGGTCGACGGTAAGCTGCTCGACATCTACAAGGCCTATGCCGACGTGGTTCAGGCTGATCTGGTGGACATCGCGCTTTATGAGTCAACGTTCGAGGCAAGCAGCCTGAACCATGCTTTCTCGATTGATGCTGTCGTGCCGAGCAACGCGGTTATCCGCGCGGCGGTGTTCTCCTATCCGCTGCAAGTGACCGGGCTCGACGGCGGCAAGTTGTTGAAGCCATTCCTCAGCGGCTGGACGCGCGCGGAAACGATGCGGGTCACCAACACCATCAGGCTCGGCTTCGGCCAAGGCCAGACGAACGCGCAAATCATCCAGGCCGTTCGCGGTACCGCCGCACAGAACTTCACCGACGGCGTTCTGGCGATCAGTAACCGCAACGCGGCATCGGTGGTGCAGACGGCCATTCAGCATGTGGCCACAACCGCGCGCATGGAAACGCTCAGAGCGAATACCGATGTCGTGCCAGGCTATCGGATCGTCGCCACTCTGGACCGTAAGACCAGCGCACAGTGCAAGAGCTTGGATGGTCGAGAGTATGAGGTGGGGAAGGGGCCGGTGCCGCCATTCCACATTAACTGCCGTACCACGATAATTCCTATCACCAAGCTGTCGGCGACGTTCTCCAGCGGCGCCACCCGCGCATCGGTTGGCGATGCAGGGGGAAGGCAAGTCGATGCGGGTCTGAGTTATTACGACTGGCTCGCCACGCAGTCTGCCAGCTTCCAGGATGCCGCCCTCGGACCTGTTCGCGGCAAGCTGTTTCGTGATGGAGGCCTGACGCCTGGCAAGTTCGCGGCGCTGCAGCTCAGCACCAACTTCAAGCCGCTGACTCTGGAGCAGATGAAAACGCTCGAGCCGCAAATGTTTGAGCGTGCCGGTGTAAACTAATCGCCCATTACACCAGGGCGCGCCATGATCATCGTTGAGCACGGCAGCGGGGAAAGCCCCGATGCGAATAGCTACGCCGACCCCGACGCGCTGAGATTCCACGGCGATTACTACGGGTTTCCGGTACCTGCAGATGAAGCCGGCCGGGTTGAGTATTTGCTGAAAGCTGTACACGCCATGACGGCGATGCAGTGGAAGGGCCAGCCCGCATCGGCTCGGCAGCCGCTGGCCTGGCCGCGCGATGGCATAGTGCTCGCTGGAGAGTTCCTCAGCAAAACGCTGATCCCTTACGGCATTCGCCATGGACAGACCATGCTGGCCATCGAGCTTTATGCTGCAGATCAAGGCATCGAACTCCAAGAGCCGATGCATTCGTTCGACGCCAAGAAGCGGGTGCCGCTGACGCGTAGTTCCGCGGATCACCGCAACCATCCTCCGCTGTGGGTGGGGAGCCGGACGCAATTCGCTGACTATCTGGTGATGCGTGGGCTGTTTGCTGTCAAATCCTAGGAATGGATACTTGGCCATTCCGCTGATATAACGCTCGGCTTCATCAAGGAGCGCGATATGAGTTGGATGTTCGGTTTAATCGTAATTGTGGCCTGCGTCATCTGCGGAATGTTGGGTCTTACTGCTGGAGTCAATTTAAACCCGAGTGCAACAGTCAGGTATGTATGGGATTGGAATGCGGCTGGCAGTTGGGTCTCTGGCGTAGGTGCGCTGCTGGCCGTATCCGTGGCACTTTGGCAGTCTTCACTCCAGCAATCAAAAGATCGCATTCGTACCCTGTTGGTGAACACCTCCTCCCCAACCCACTGGCGCGTGCGCCTTGTCTGTGAAGGGCTTATACCTGTCACAGTGTTGGGAGCCGAGCTCAGGCTCAATAGTGTGGTTTTGGGTCTATCCCAATTTTTTAAAAATCAGCCTGGATTTTCGACTCCCGCGAAATTGGAGCGTGGAGATGTCCAGCAGATCATAGATATTGACCAAAGCAACTTCGATTCCTTTGCAGAGTTCTTAGTGCGTCCGGCGGTCAGGCGTGTGCGAGACAAAGGCCTTCGCGAGCGGGACATGAACTACGGCGTGAACGAAGAATTCTTCAGTGCCATCGATCTCTATAGGACTAAGGAAGCCACATTGATCCTCCGACTTGCTCATGATGATCTTGTGATACCTGTCCCGTCATCTTTACTTGATCGCATTTTCATTCCGGCCATGCAACACCTTCGTCAGGCAGCGGAGGAGGATGCGCAGAGGCAAGTGGCCAAAGACAGGGAGCTATATGCAGATTTGAGCAAGAGCGTGCGTCCGTAATCAGATCGCGAACTCAAACCCGCCAACGGCGGGTTTTTTTATGCCCGCAAAGCGGGAAATCAAACCCAAGGGGTGTACCAAGTGGCAGACGAAAACCAGATTGATCTTGAAGACCAAGCCGTAAAAGACGCTATCGCGGCTGCCGTTGAGGCTGCTACCGCCGGGCTCAAGAACAAGAACTCCGAGCTGCTTGGCAAGCTCAAGACCTCCACAACCGAACTGGAAGGCTTCAAAACCCAGTTCGAAGGCTTGGACATCAATGCAGTGAAAGGCCTGCTCGCTAAAGTCGGCCAGGACGAAGAGACCAAGCTGATTGCCGAAGGCAAGCTGGACGAAGTCATCACCCGCCGCACCGAACGCCTGCGCGGCGACTACGACAAGCAACTGGCCGCCGAGAAGACTCGAGCAGATAAAGCAGAGGCCTTCGCCGCGCGCTACAGCGACAAGGTGCTGGCCGATTCCATCCGCGCTGCCGCCATCAAGGCCGGGGCGCTGCCCGAGGCTGCCGAGGACATCATCCTGCGCGCCAAGGGCACCTTCAAACTCAGTGAAGACGGCGAGGCGGTAGCCACCGACCGTGATGGCGAGGTCATCTACGGCAAGGACGGTAAGACGCCTCTGTCCCCGCTGGAATGGGCGGAATCACTGCGTGAAACAGCAACACACCTCTGGCCAAGGGCTCAGGGTGCCGGGCAGACCGGCGACAACGGTGGCAAGGCCACGAAGAAGTGGGGCGAGTACA